TTATCGCGTCCACTGATAGCATTGACCGTGACGGCGAAATTATCGACATAAACGGGTGGAAAATTGACAACTTCTTGGCAAATCCTGTTATATTATGGGCGCATAACAGCCGAGAGTTGCCGATTGGTTTGGCTACAAGCGTTATTTTTGAGGGCAATCAGATGAAAATTAGGGGCAAATTCGCGCCCGCCGAAGCCAATCCATTGGCTGAGCAGGTATTTCAATTATATAAAGGCGGGTTTGTTAAGACCGTGAGCGTCGGATTTATTGGTTTGGAATGGACTACAAAGAATATTAATAACCGTGATGTATGGGTTTGGACAAGAGCAGAATTATTGGAGTTGAGTTTTGTGCCTGTGCCTGCAAATCCTGACGCTTTGACTTTATTGTCAGCCAAAGGGTTTGATAAAAAATTGATTGAGAATGAGGGCAAGACAATCGAGGAGCGTGTCGAAAATTTGGAGAAAAAAGTTGACAAGGTAGAATTCAAGATGAACGAAAGAATTAATCGTAAATTTAATGAAATCAGCCAAAGGATTAAGTCATCAAAAGCCGAAAGCGAAGCCGAGAAAAAAGGCGATAGCGAGGGTGACAAAGATGAAAGTCGAGCTAAAGCCTTTGACAGCGCTACACTTGCGTATTTATCCGATAAAAAGGAGATGTTGCAAGACCTTGCGAAGTTTGCAAGTGAGGCGTTGCGTGATATTAAAATAAAAAGTAAAAATTAATTAACTTAAATTAAAAAAAGTATGACTACAGAAGAATTAAAATCAGCGATGGGCGAAGCGATGAGTGAAGTAATCAAAACTACTATGCCAGCAATGGTAAAGGAGAGCGTTGAGAGCTTTATGAAAGACGCGGGCTTTGGTGTTGATAAAATTAATCGTAAAAACATTCTTGACCCGAATGACGCGGGCGAGGGCAATGGCGATGAAGATCCGTCAAAACTTACTGGAAGTGCTAAAATCCAGAAATTTATCAATGCAGTTGCGACTAAAAACCGTGATTTGATTGGTAAGGTTCACGCAAAGGCGTTGACCGAAGGCACAACTACCGCAGGTGGTTTCTTAGTGCCAGACGAATTTTCAGCTGAATTGTTGAGAATTGCAGAGGATTTTGGCTTGGTGCGTAAGTATGCAAGACGAATTCCTATGTCTAGCGATACCCGTAATATCCCTAGATTGACCACCTCAGTAGTTGTCTACTGGCCTGGTGAAAATACAGCGGGAACTATTAGTGACCCTGTATTCGGTAACGCGCAATTGCTTGCGAAGACCTGTATTGGTTTGACCGTTATCTCTAACGAATTGCTTGAAGACAGTGACCCTGAAATCAGTGGCATTTTAATGGAGCTTTTCGGTGAGGCTATTTCAGGCGAGGAAGATAAGCAAGGATTGGTGGGTTCAGGCGCGCCTTTCACAGGTATTATGGGCGACAGCAATGTTACGGTTGTAACAATGGTTTCAGGCAAAACTACTTTTTCAAGTATTACCGTTGACAACTTACGCGAAATGATTGCGCAAGTTAAGGTAATGGCTTTGGGTGGTGCAGGATTTATTATGCATAGAACTGTTTGGTCAATCGTTCAGTTATTGCGTGAAGCGTCTGTGTTGATTGCTGTTACAGCAAATCCTAATATCACACAGAATGGCACTAACGGAACAGGTATTGTTGGTTATATTTGGGGTTACCCAGTATATTTGAGCGACAGAATGCCTTACACAACAGCTATTTCTACTAAGTTTATCATTTTTGGTAACTTGAAATATTTGTTATTGGGTGACAGAAAGCAAATCACTTTCTCTACATCTGATAGCGCGACTGTTGGAACTGATAAGGTATTTGAGCAAAATGCAAGTGCCGTCCGCGTGACAGAGCGAATTGCTTTGACCGTTGGCTTGCCGACTGCGTTTGTTTGCTTGAAGACCGCTGCGTCATAACTGGCTAGTTTTTTCTTGGGGGTTTTCCGTATTCAAAAAACCCCCTAATCCCTATGTTTTTGTTTAATTAATTAAAAGTAAATTCAATTATATGGCTAACGATAAAACAATCGAATACGGCGCTAATGACGGCGCTGGTGAAGTAAAAAAGGGTAAGGTGGCAAAGTCATTTTACAAAGTATTGCACGCTTTGGCTTACAACGGCGGACAATATTACCCAGAGAGAAAGGCAGGTGGCGAAAAGACAATCCCTGCTGATGTAATCGAAATGGACGACGACACAGCGAGAGCGTTCGGCAAGGATTATGTTAAGAAAGTTAATAAAAACGACGAAGAATAAATTATATGGCTCAATCACAATTGACTTCAAAATCAAAAGTAAAGAGCCTGCTAGGAATTAGCGGGAGTTCTTACGATACTATATTAGACAGCTTAGTAAACGGGGTTTCTTCGTTTATCGAGAGCTTTTGCGCAAGGATATTTTTAACGGCCATATACACCGAATACTATGACGGTGAGGACGGCGGGAAGATTTATTTTAACCAAGCACCTGTCACGGCTTTAACTAGCTTTGAATATAATTCGGGAACTCCCGCAAATCCGATTTGGGTGGCGTTTGACGCTAATAATTATGTGCTTAGCACGCGGGATAATTGCATTGCTTTAATGGGTGGCATACCGCGGGGCTACCAAAATATCAAGATCGTTTATGTGGCGGGGTATAAAATTGATTGGGCTAATGAAAATACGCCCGCATTGCACAATTTGCCTTTTGACTTGGCAATGGTCGCAGATCAATTGGTGAGCAAGGCGTTTGGCGCCAGAAAATCCGAGGGGCTTTCAAGTGAGAGTATTGACGGGGCGAATGTGAGTTATTCAAAAGGAATGACCGACGACCAAAAAATGATTTTATCTAAATATCGACAAATAATAATTTAATATATGCGGGGCAATTTTACCACACCATACACAACGAAACGCTTGACGATAGCGTCAGGGAAATCGACTTATTCGGCACTGGGGAGCGGTGAGGGGTTTTTTAAGACTATGGGCGACGAAATGGCTATGCTTAACAATATTCAAGCAGGACAGGGATTTTTAATGGACACAGACGGCGACGCGGATATATTGCCGACCGACCGCGTGACTGTTAATAGCGTTGATTATGATGTAAAGGGGGTGAGCGCCCACGAAATGAGAGGATTGAGCTATAAGAAAGTAATTTTAATAAAGGGCGTAAATAGTGCCTAAACAATTTTATGCAAATCGTGGTAAAAATAAACGGACTTGATGAAATCAAAGCAATGGCCAAAAAATACCCCGAAGCGTCACTGAAACACATAAATTGGGCTATTAGGCGGTCTATAATCAGCATACAGGGAGATAGTATAAGGAACGCGCCGAAAGACACGGGAAGATTAGCGGGAAGTATGAGGGCAAATTTTGGAGATTGGTGGGGTAGTTTGACCGCAGACACCGAATACGCCGTGCCTGTCCACGAGGGCAGTGTGGCACATTTTCCGCCCGTGAGCGCATTAGAAAACTGGGTAAGGAGGAAATTTGGAGTTTCTGGTAGGCAAGCAAGGAATTTAGCATTTATTATAGCGAGAAAAATAAGTATTTCAGGAACTAAAGGGCGACCGTATATGCGGAACGCCGTAGAGCAAAATGAGAATAAAATAGACGCGGATTTTAACACCGCGCTAGAAAATATCGTAAAATCATTATGAGCTTTGTAAATTTAAAAACAGCAATTAAAAATAAATTAGATACGCTAACGGGGGCGGGAAAGCCGTTGTCTTTTAATTACGATGAGCATAGGACTAACTTTGACGGTTATCCCGTGGCTACCTTTGAGCCGAGTGATATGGCTAGTGACTATGAAACGGTCGCGGAAAATTTGCGGGTTTATTCGTTTATGGTTTATATATATCAGGAAATGGAAAAGACAGGCGCGGGTGAGAGTGTAAACATACTGGCAAGCGTTGTAGATCAAATCACTAACGCGTTTGATAATGATTATACGCTTGGTGGGGCGTGTATGTTTGCCAAAGCAACACCGTCACGGTGGGGCGTAATGCCAACAGATAGCGGAATGACCCGCTATGCCGAGATTAAAATAGAGTGCGAAGTTTTATACTTATTAACATAAATTAAAATCTATGAAAGGGGAATACAACAACAAGGTAATGGACACCGCAAAAAAGTCCAAACAGACCTACACTTTTCCAGAATACGGATTTGTAGTGTTGGCGGAGAGCTTGGAAGAAGCCCAAAAAATCGCAAAAGAAAAAATTAATAAACTTAATAACTAAATAAAAAAAATATGGCAAAAATTATTGGTCGCCAAGTCAATGTAGGGCTTGGAAAAGAAACAGTGAGAGGCACGGTTGTAGCACCTACCTCTTGGATTAAACAGTTGTCAGTCGATTTCGACGACAAAGTTGAGTATGTCAACAG